GACAGATTGAATAGTAGAAAGTTGTTGACATTTCTGGAAGTATGTGGTAAGATAAGAGTGTAGTAAAGATAACATATCAAAAGGAGGTCGAGATATTACATGCGTAAAGTTTGGTATAAATTCAAAGGACAGTTGAACTATATAAAGTAGAGGAATCAGAGGTAACAGAGATAGTATTAGAATCAGAGTTAACAGAGGTAGTATTAGAATTATCAGAATATTCACTAAAAATATTAATCACACAAGGAGAAAAGTAATGACAAAGAAGGAGCTTAAATCAATCGAAACACTTGAAAGAAGAGCATCAGAAAAGCTTGACGAAAGCGAAAGAATATTCGGAAAAATGAATACGGTGACAATCAGCGACAGAGCATATTTGATAGGCATAAGAGCCGTATTAGAAACATTAAAGGAGGGCAAATCATGATTTTAACAGTAACAACTAACACAGTTTTGACAGTAATTGTAATCGGATTTCTTGCAGGAATCTTAATCGGATATGCACTTGGGAGGACATCCAGATGCGAAAAGTAGTTACACGTTCAATATCATTTAATAAAGACACGCTAGCATACATCGACGCGCTGGCAGAAGAGAAGGAAATCAACAGGTCAAAGGCAATAGACCTTATAGTAAAAGAGAGGATGGAAAGACATGAGACTGAGCCAGTTACACATTCTTAAAGAGAAAGAAATAGCCATCAATGATTCAAAGAACTTCATACAGTTTCTATTATGCAAACGCGATGACGATTTATCCAACGACGAACAGATTGTTCTAGGCGAAATCTATGACAACTTAGAGATAGCAGGATACACACTAAGCATTCTAATCGAGAAGGGAGTAAAGGAAAATGGCGAAGCAAAAGCAAGCGAAGCTGGAATGGGACTTGATGTCATACATGCCAGCCTTTTCAACCGCTAAACCGGAATCAGAGTTAAGAAAAGAATATTCAAGACTTAGAAAAATCGCTCAGAAAAGACTCGCCCGGTTCGTTGGAACCGAGTGGGAAAAGAGCGAAGTGTTCAAAAGAAATTATGGTAAATATCCAGTTCTGGCCGATATCAAATCGCCAACCCAACTTCGTTACGAACTTGCCGCTCTGGCGCGATTTATAAATGCGGAAACATCCTCTGTATCTGGTCTTAAACAACAGAGAGCAAAGACAATAGAAACACTTAAAGATAAAGGTTACAACTTCGTAAACAGAAAGAATTTTTTCAAATTTACGGATTTCATGGATTCATTCAGAAATATGCAACTCAACAGAATTTATGACAGCGAAGCGGCATTAGCAGTATTCGAAGCTGGGGAACGGTTTAAGATTCCAGAAGAAGAGCTTAAGAGCAACTTTGATGAATATCTATCCAAAGCAGATGAGATAGAAAATATGGAAATTCCTAGAAACCCAAAAGCGCGAAACTCGGAATATATCAGGAGAAAATTGGGGATTAAATGATAGTAAATTGCGAAGAGTTTGATTTTGACTGGTACGAGTCAATACAACGGGAAAAACGTAAAAGAGGTAATCAAGGAGGAAGCTCCAAAAAGGATTACAAATCTATAATAACAGCCTTTGATATTGAAACGTCCAGAATCAAATCAATCGAGCAATCTATTATGTACATCTGGCAATGGCAATTTGACGAGGAATACACGGTTATAGGGCGCACATGGGAACAGTTTAACGATTTCGTTCAGAAGCTTAAAGACCGAATGAAACCGAGAGAAAACCTTGTCGTATATGTTCACAATCTATCCTATGAATTTCAATTTCTTAGGGGCATATACAATTTCACTTCTGATGAAGTTTTTGCATTAAAGAAACGTAAAGTTTTAAAATGTACTATGCATGGATTCTTAGAGTTCCGATGTAGTTACATTCATAGCAATATGTCACTCGCAGAATACACACGCAAGATGGAGGTGAAGCATCAAAAGCTGGACGGGGAAGACTTCGACTACAACGAAGAAAGATACCCTTGGACAGTTTTAACAAATAGACAATTAGAATACTGTGTCAACGACGTTTTAGGTCTAGTTGAAGCAATCAAAAAGGAAATGCAAATTGATGGGGACAACCTTTACACAATCCCTCTTACATCAACGGGTTACGTTCGCCGAGAAGCGAAACAGGCAATGCGATTAGTCCGCTATGGATATGTGTCCAGCATGCTACCAGACCTTGAGACATATAAAGCCTTAAGAGAAGCTTTCAGAGGTGGAAATACACATGCCAATCGTTTCTATTCAGACATGAAGCTGGAAGATGTGCATTCCTTCGACCGTTCAAGTAGTTACCCGGATGTAATATGCAATTGTGAATATCCAATCAGCGCATTCTATCATGCGGGAGCTTGCACTGTAGAACAACTTCTAGACCTGATTAACAGACGACACAAAGCAGTTTTAATGAGAATAGGAATCGTCAATCCAAAGCTAAAGGTAGGACAAGGATGCCCGTACATAAGCAAGGATAAAAGCCGCATGATAAAGAATGGGTTATACGACAATGGACGAGTCCTAGAAGCAGAATATTTAGAGACAACAATCACAGATATAGACCTTAAGATAATCATGATAGAATACGACTTTGATGACCTTATTCCGCTGGACGTATACCATGCCAGATATGGCAAACTTCCGAAGCCTTTTATCGACCTTAACATATCGTACTACCGAAGCAAGACAAGGCTTAAAGACGTTGACGGGGAAGAAATATTCTACATGAAGTCAAAGAACAAACTGAACGCAATTTACGGTATGACGGCACAGGACCCGGTGAGACAGGAGATAGAGTTCATGGCTTCACAGGGATTTACTGAGAGAACGGACGACATAGGAGAGCTTCTAGCCAATTCAAACAAGAGAGCTTTCCTACCCTACCAATGGGGAGTCTGGACAACGGCACACGCCAGATGGAGACTTGAAGAAGGCATCCAGATAGCAGGAGAAGGTTTCGTATACTGTGATACAGATAGCGTAAAATACATCGGACAAGCCGACTGGACAGCCTACAATGAGCTTCGTATTGCCGATAGCTTAGAGTCTGGCGCATACGCAGAAGACCCGCATGGAAACGTTCACTACATGGGCGTGTACGAATCAGAAGGCACCTATGACTACTTTAAAACACTGGGGGCAAAGAAATACGCCTATGTAAAGAACGGGCGCTTAACGGTCACAATAGCAGGAGTAAACAAGAAAAAAGGTTCCATCGAATTAGGAACCATAGATAAGTTCAAGGAAGGATTCATATTCTGCGACGCTGGCGGAACAGAGTCAGTCTACAACGACGAACCAGAAATAACATCCTATGAGATTGACGGAAAGATAATCTCCATCACCTCAAATGTTGTACTGAAAGATTCCACCTACACGCTGGGAGTGACAGCCGATTATCGACGGCTTTTGGACGAGTCAAGAATCGCATAAATTTTAATAAAGTGCTTGACAAATAGATACATATCATTTATAATAATAGTGTACTGGTAATATAGTTGATGCAAAGAAAGAGAGGGCAAAATGAACAGAGCAATTATAGTAGGAAGGTTAACACGCGACCCGGAAATCAGATATAGTGCAGGTAGTGACGCAATGGCAATTGCCAATTTCACACTGGCTGTTCCACGATGGAACGATGAAGAAGCAGATTTCATTCGCTGTGTAGCATTCGGAAAAAAAGGAGAGTTTGCCGAAAGTTATCTGTTCAAGGGAACAAAAGTTATCCTTGAAGGCCATATTGTTACAGGTAAGTATGAACACAAAGACGGATACACCGTATTCACAACAGACGTTGTGGCAGATTCCATTGAGTTTGCAGAAAGCAAGAAAGACAAAGATTCAGAAACAAGTAAACAAAAACCATATCAGAAAAGGAGATAATCATTATGACAAAGAAAGAACAGGCAGTATTTGACAAGGTACAGAACAAATTAAATCAGGCAGTTGTTGCAAAAATGCTTGCAGGAGAAACAGTTGACGAGAAGTTAAAAGGAGCCGCAGAAATTATTAATGCACTCTCAGCAGAACTTGAAGCGGCAAGAGCGGACAAGCAGGAAGAAGCATAATAAAGATTAAGAGCCGCAAGGCTCTTTTTCTTTTATAGAAAAGGAGGAAACATGAATCTATATCTTGACAACGGATATGTAAATATAAGAGGAATCGTTGAGCTAGGACTCCCATTCAATTTTATTGTCGGAGGAAGAGGAACAGGAAAAACGTATGGTGCATTACAGGTAATGGAAGAGGATAGATATAAGTTCGTGTTCATGCGTCGAACACAGATGCAAGCCGATATGATTAGCACTCCTGAATACAATCCATACAAGAAATTAAACTCTGACAAAGGCTGGAATATTGGATGCGCAAAGATAAATAAAATGACCAGCGGATTCTATGAAATGCAAAACATCAATGGTAAAATGAAACCAGAAGGAGAGCCAAAAGCAATCATTTTAGCCTTATCAACCATTGCAAATATGAGAGGCTTTGACGCGAGTGATTATGAAATTCTTCTATACGATGAGTTCATTCCAGAGAGTCATGAACGGCCAATAAAGGAAGAGGGAAAAGCCTTTAAGAATGCTTATGAAACAATCAACAGAAACAGAGAATTGGACGGATATAAACCTGTGCAATGCATCTGTTTAGCAAACTCTAACACCATGACAAATGCCATATTTCTTGAACTAGGTTTAGTCAAGAAAGCAGAAGAAATGCGAAGACGGAAACAAGAGTATTCTATCATGAAAGAACGCGGAATAGGACTCTTTGTTTTACGTGATAGCGATATCTCAGAGAAGAAAGCTGACACAGCTTTATACAAGCTTGGAGGAAGTGACGAGTTCAATCGAATGGCGTTGTCGAATGAGTTTGTGTCAGATGAAATCGGCAGAATAAAAAGTAGAAATCTTCTTGAATACAGAGCCATAGTAACGGTAGGAGAGATAACCATTTACAAGCACAAAAGCAAGTCTCTTTTATATGTTTCTACCCACCTTTCAGGAACCTGTCCACAGTTCGGCTCGGGAGACATAGACAGGTCAAGATTCAAGAAAAAGTTCTTCTGGTTATGGTCTTCCTACATGAAGAATAATATCGAATTTGAAGAATATTTATGTGAAATTCTGTTTAACAAATATTTCGAATAAAATTTTCTGAAATATTACTTGACAAATTTTCCAGAAAATGGTATATTTATATAGAGGACTAGTGGTCAGACGCAAGCCCCGGAAGGGTTGACACATCGCGGCGGCGATAGGAAAGCTAGTCCTCACTTCTAAATTGGGGCAGAAAGCGAGGGTATATGACATTAACCGAAATGACACAATTGCTTGCGAACGGAGGAACACTGGCAGTGCTAATGTACTTCATGTTTGTTAAGTCTGAAGCGCAGACACAGGCAATTGGAAAGCTCACAACGGCAGTTGAGAGGCTAAACATTCTCTTGCAGAATAAGGAGGAAGAATGATGAAAATCATGTTCGAAGACGTTGTCGAAATGCCAGAAATAAGAGTTAACGGCAAACTTTACGCTCCTATGGAAGAGGACAAGCCTGCAAAGAAAGTCACACTGTATGATATTATTGCAGGTAAACACGGAGCAAAAGAATGGGACGATGTAGTCGGAATGATACAGACATGGTATTACGGCTCTTACGTCAAAGCTTCATGGTGTGCAACTACAGTTTCATGGGCGGCCGCGAGCATGGGGATTTTAGACCAGATAGGCGGTAAAAATGAAAATGTATATCACATGATGAATGCATGTTCAAAAAGTGGAAAAGGTAAATTTTTCAGTAAGAAAGCAGGAAATATCCCGACAAAAATTGAACAGGGAGACATCCTGTTTTATCTGTGGGAAGGTGACATAATGAAGGTTGATTCTTCAAAGCATGTCAGCGTGGCCGCAGAGACAACAAGCAGTAATCAGATATTGTCAGAAGGTGGAAACCAGAAGGACAAGATTTGCAGACTTTACTATGAAAAAGCAAAATTGTACGCCGTATTCAGGCCAGATTATTAAAGGAGGTAAACATGGATATTAAAGACATTATTGCTCTTGCAAACGCAGGATTCACGGCTCAGCAGATTGCCACTATGGCAACCCCGCCAGTGCCAACGCCAGTGCCAGCGCCAGTGCCAGCGCCAGTGCCAGCGCCAGTGCCAGCGCCAGTGCCAACGCCAGTGCCAGCGCCAGCGCCAGTGCCAGCGCCAGTGCCAGTTGACCCTATCATGGAACAGTTAAAGGCTCTTACCGCGGCAGTTCAGACGAATGCTATTATCAACAGTCAGTTGCCGATTACTCAGCCAGAAACGCCGGAGGATATACTGGCAAGTATTATTAATCCACCAACAATTGTAAACAATAAATAAGGAGGTAAACATGGCCGCAAACGATTTAAGTTTTAACCAGTTGTCAACCGTGTTAAACAGCATTGTTTCACAGGCAACAGGAAAGACTCCATTAGCAATTACTAACACTTCTGAGTTTATTTCGGTAGCTCAGACGGCACTTAAAACTGGCTATGACCCTGTGATGCAGTCCATATCACAAATGATGTCCAGAAGCATTTTTTCTACCAGGCCATACTACAGAAAGTTTGGTGGTATTCAGGTAAATAACCAGAAATGGGGAAACATCACAAGAAAGCTTAATATTTCCGACAAGGATTGGGAAAATGATGTGCGATTTGAGCTTGTTGAAGGCGAATCAGTTGACATGTACAAGGTTAACAAACCTAACATTTTACAGACAAACTTTTACGGCGCAAACGTGTATGAAAGAAGCTACACAATCTTCAAAGACCAGCTCGACTGTGCATTCTCCGGACCTGATGAGTTCGCCAGATTCTTAAGCATGGTGACAGGAAACTGCACCGACATGATTGAACAGGCCCATGAGAATCTTGCAAGAGCTACCGTGGCAAACTACATCGGAGGTAAAGTTAAAGGTGACGCAGACAGTTGTATCCATCTTCTGACAGAGTATAACGCGCTTACAGGGCTTGCTCTTACGAAGGAAACTGTATATCAGCCGGCTAATTACAAGCCATTCATTGACTGGGTTTATAGCCGTATCGCTACCCTGACAGAGCTTATGACGGAGAGGAGCCAGCTCTTCCATACAAATATCACTGGCAAGACGATTAACCGTCACACGCCATTACAGAAACAGAGAGTTTATTTATATGCTCCTGCAAGATTCAACATTGAGTCAATGTCGCTGGCAAATACATACAACTACAATTTCCTTAAGATGGCATACAACGAAACTGTGAACTATTGGCAGTCCATACAGAGTCCATCTAAGATTAATGTGAAGCCGTCTTATTTACAGGCTGATGGAACAATTACAACGCCAGAAGTTGCGCTGGAACAGGATGACATCTTCGGTGTAATCTTCGATGAAGAAGCACTCGGATACACGGTAATGAACCAATGGTCAGCTACTACACCATTCAACGCAAAGGGTGGATATTCTAACGTATTCTTCCACTTTACAGACCGTTTCTGGAATGACTTTACAGAAAACGGATTAGTACTTTTACTCGATTAAGGAGGTATTTAAATGGGCATATCAGTGAATATGTATACGTTTAGCAAATATGCTAACTCAACGGAACAGCCAGCAGGAGCCGGGACAAGCTTTGATTGTGTACTGAAAGATACAAGCGGAGTAATTAATCCTACTATCGCTCTGAAACTTGATATGTCCTTTAATGTCTCCGCCTATAACTATGCCTATATACCCGACTTTGAAAGATATTATTTCGTTCGGGAATGGACATGGGAACGCGGCTTATGGGTTGCCAGTTTGGACGTAGATGTTCTTGCCACATACAAGGCGCAGATTGGCGTTTCTACACAGTATGTTTTGCGCAGTTCTCTTGCTTCAAACGGCAAAATACTTGATACTATTTATCCTACCACAAGTGACATCACACATCAGCGTGTAGCAGTGGAACTTCCGTGGAAAGTTCATTTAGAGGATGGTTACTATGTGGTAGGTATAATAGGTGATGCGAATAACACGTTGGGAGCAGTAAATTATTATGCGTTTACCCAGTCAGAAATGAATGATTTTAATAAGGCTCTGATGGCAAGCGCAGACTGGTTAAATGTTCCAACGGAGGAAATATCAACAGAGCTTTTAAAAGCCCTTTATAACCCCTATCAGTACGTCGTAAGCGCGTTGTGGTTTCCTATAGTAATACCTCTGACAGAAGCTCCGGCAGTTGCAAGTATTAACTTCGGTTGGTGGAGCATCACCGTTAAATGCAGGAAACTTAAAGCAACGGCTACATCGTTCAGCGGTTCAATTAATATTCCGAAACATCCGCAAGCCGCAACCAGAGGAGAATATCTTAATCTTTCTCCGTACAGCAGATATACATTAAACTTCACTCCGTTTGGCTCTTTTCCACTAGATACTACAAAGCTTTCGGGGACAAGCATTTTGAATTATACGGTTCTGATTGACTATATTAGTGGAACAGGTAGACTCAACATTGCACCACAGTTTCCTGATGGAAACAGTCCTATTATTGAATCAGTTGAGGGAATGTGTTCCGTACCAATTCAACTTGCGCAGATTGCCAGAGACTACATAGGTACTACTGCCACTGCAATTGCTTCTGCCGGGGATGTGGTGCAGAGCGCTGTGACTGGAAACATTGGAGGTGCAATATCCAACTTTGCTTCTGGAATTGACAGTACTTTGAAAGCCGCCGCACCACAGTTAAGAACATCGGGAGGAAATGGTAACACCTCCAACTTTATCACGGCTCCGCAGTTATATTGCCAGTTCTTTAATCTGGTACAGGAGTACAACGAGAAGTTGGGTAGACCTCTTTGTGAAGCTAGGGTTATAAATACAATACCCGGATATATTATGTGCATGGATGCGGATGTTAAAACTGCTTCTACACAGACGGAGAATGAAAGAATCAAGGAGTATCTGGAAGGAGGATTTTATTACGGCTAGTTGGCACGCTAAGAAGACAGGAGGATATTCAAGAACCTCCATCGAAGCAATCGATAACGCGAACATGATTTACGCAGTTTTATACAATGAAGGCTGGACACTTAACGCAATATGCGGAGTACTGGGTAACATGGGAGCGGAAAGTGGGTATAATCCGTGGAGATGGCAGAGCGATAAGATAGGAGTCTCTACAGGCTCTCCATGGACAAACAAAGGATACGGACTGGTCCAGTTCACTCCGGGAGGGAAATACATAAACGATTCTAGGGCAAAAGCAATGCCGGGATATGGACCTAACTTCTCTGACAAAGTGGGAAATATTGCAGACGGAAACGCGCAGATATTGTTTGTAGATTCCTATGCGGACTATTATCCAACCGGAGCTTATCCGATGAGCTTTGCTGAGTTTAAAGCAAGCACGAGCGACCCCGGAACACTGGCTAAAGCATGGTTGTATAATTATGAAAGGCCAGCAGACCCGGGAGATACGGAATCGGCAAGAGCTGAAAATGGAAGGTATTGGTTTCAAGTGTTAAGTGGAGAAATTCCTCCCGACCCTCCCGACCCTCCGGGGCCATATGGACATCTTGAAATATGGATGTATTTTAAATTGAAAGAAAGGAGGTAAACAGATGCAAGCACCTATGTTTTATGACCACATAAATGCAAAAGAATCGATGGCAAGCCCCGGCACTATGAAGGTTCACAATACCGGGCTTTACAGGCAGTTCCAGAGATATCTCTTGCAAGAAGCGATGTCTCCTTTCAAGTTCACTTTCCCCGAAACATGGGCGAAAGATTATGTGTTATATGTATTATATTTGTGGGGTTATTTTGCCATATTTAATACGGACAAGTTCGGAGTGATTCCTCAGCAGTGCGGGCTTTATGGATACGATGTTTTCTACAGGCCGACACATTGTATAATTACTAATCCGTTGTTCAGGGAAACTTATTATCCTAAGATTGGAAAGGACTGCACGCTGATTAAATTACAGCCTGACTATGGCGGCATTATGGACATCGTTTCATACTATGCGGAAATGATGGCTCTATGCTCTGAAAGTGTCGCTGTTAACCTTGTAAACTCTAAGCTTTCTTATGTGTTCTTTACTCAAGGGGCTAAAGAAGCAGAAGAGGTCAAGAAGATTTATGACCAGGTGGGGAGCGGCGAGCCTTGTGTCGTTGCTGATAAGAAATTTAGGGGAGAAGACGGAACTCTTGCATGGGAAATGTTTGACCGGAATGTGAAGAATAATTATATTGCCAGTGATATACTGAGTGATATGAAAAAGATTAAAGCAATGTACGACACGGAGATTGGTATTCCTAATACGAATACTGATAAGAAAGAGAGAATGATTACCAGTGAAGTACTGAGCAACAATGTTGAGACTCTGAGCAAATGTGAGCTTTGGCTAGAAGAGTTACAGGCAAGATTTGAAGAAGCTAGGAACATGTTTGGTTTCACTAAAGAAGAGCTGAATGTGGAGTGGAGATTCGACTTAACGAAAGGAGGTAATATGGATGAGAGCGACGCTATCAATATTGGGGCTGTACCAAAGGGAACCAACTCTATTTGATGAGTTGGAGTTGCCGGGGAGTATGAATAAAGATGTGCTAATAGATAATATTTTATATGAAGCGGCTCCGCTTGAAGCCTATTACCCTGACCCGAATTTCATGAAATTTATGATTGGGCGTTGGTCGTTCATGAATCAGAGTGTGTGGCAGAAACTTTATGATACGACGGTTCTTGAGTATAATCCTATTTTTAACTATGACAGAACAGAAGAATGGTCTGAGAATGAACAGATGCTTGATAAGCGAACGCTGACCGGGACAGAAATGGAAACATCAACAGATAATAGTAGTGGAGAGATTAGGTCAAGTGGAACTGTTCAATCTGAATTGAATGTATCCGGGTACAACGAATCTAGCTATGTTCCTAGAGAGCAAACAATTGAAACGCCTGATACTTTAACGTCAAACACTTCCGAAACTGACAGAATAGTATCAATAGATAAAAACGATACGGAAAATATGGATAGAAAAAGAGATAATATTAGAACTGGAAGAGCTTTTGGAAACATTGGTGTAACTACCACTCAGCAAATGATACAGCAGGAAAGAGAGACGGCTTTGTTCAATATGTACAAGGTTATTACGGACTCTTTCATTGAACGATTCTGCTTAATGATTTACACATAAGGAGGCATATAATGGGTTTATGGGAACAATTTCCTTATCCAGATTATCATAATCTTAATCTGGATTGGATATTACAAAAAATAAAAGAATTTGGTGTTACTATAGATGGTTTAGATGAATACATCGAGCAAAAAATTAAAGAGGGTTTAGACGCTCTAGGACTAGAACAGATTGTTATTGATATTCTATCAAAATATGCTTACGCAATTAACGTTAAGACTCCGCCCAATGGACTTCTTCCGGCATCGGGAAACGGAACGACTAATGATTATGCTACTATTCAAGGCTGTATTGATTATGCTTCTTCTATCGGAGGAGGAGTTGTATTCTTCCCCTACGGAAAGTATCTAACCAATAGTCTTTCAATGCGAAGTAATGTCAGTATATTAGGTTTTGACCGGTATAGCACCGAGTTAATTTTATCAGGGGGAGCTAATAAACCTTTGTTAAGTGGCACTATTGATAATGTTAGCATTTCCGGTCTTACTCTTAACGCAAAACAAAGTTCACAGGTTAATAATATTGATGCTATTGAATTATTAGGACATCACATCAATCTTGAAAATGTTATTGCTGAAGATTGTTATACTTCCATTAATATAGAGAAAAATGGAACATCAATTGTTATTAAAAATGTGATTTGTAATATCGCTTCGGACGCGTGTTTAAGAGTTAGCGGAACGGATGGTGGGTTGCTGGTTGATGGGCTTGAAATGACAGGGCTTTCCACAAACTTGGGCGCGGCCTATATTGTAAGCGATAGCAATGATGATGTGTATAAAAATATCAATATCCACGGAAGCGGCGCTGTTGGAATTGATGTGGCTGGAAGTCGGAACTATTTTGACGGAAAGATTAGTGGGGTTGCTAAGGATTATAAAGATATAGGCGGTGACAATACTTTTGAGCTGTTTGGTAAGTCTAGTGTAAAGAATTATACTAATGCGTATACGGTGAATGCTAAGGATGTTGTGCTTAATCCTACGAATCCATTAACGTACAAGACCCCCACGCCTCACGTTTCCGGGCTTAGCTATGTAGAATTTAAAGACACAGTATCGGCTTATAAGGTTGTGGTTTCCAATAACATGGATAGTATTGTTGTTAATCCTAACAATACAGTTAGGCTTTATGCTGGTATAGGTGGACTTGATATTACATCAGTATTGGAAAATTTAACCGATGATACCACTTTGATTCTTACTAAAGGAACATACTATACAGCTAAAAATAATATAACTGTTTCTGCTAATAATATAGTAATTCAAGGCGACGATGGTGTATTGATTAGGCACGATTTTTTGGGCAATCTTATAAAATTCACAGGAAATAATATCGCTATTAAAAATGTTACATTTGATGCAACAAATAAAACACCTGATAAAAGTAATATAGATAACTATGGTTATTTAATGTTTACAGGCTTAAATTTATACTTTGATAAGATAATATTTAAGTATTTTCACAAAATTGGGATATATGTTGAAAGACTAGGAAATGGGTTGAATATGTTTAACAGCAATCTTAAATCAGGGTGGACTTTAGCTGAATTATCTAGCACGGTTATTCCCGATGAATTGCCATTCGGAATTTATTGCAAACATGATAACACAAACGAATTTTTAGGATGTAACGTTTTCGATTCATTCTTTGAGGATTGCTCTTCTGGTATCTATATCGGAAGTTACAATACACCATTAGATAAGCAAGGTTCTTATGTGTCAGGGTGTCATTTTAAAAATATTATTGACCATGGCATATATTTTAACTCAACTGGACCAAACATGTGTGTCGGTAACTACTTCTATCAGTGCCATGATAGTGCGGCATTCGAAGGTGGATATCATGTATATGTTGGAAACCAAAACTTTGGTAATCCCCCTTTCACTAGTAAAAATATTGGCGTTTCTATGCGGGATGCTTACGGATGCATTGTATCTAACAACGTTTTTGCTGGATTTCTTGAATATGATGACATATGCATTGATATAGTGAAACTATTAGACTTTATGCCTAATCGACTCGATGATAACTTAATAAGCAATAACATATTGCATCTTAACAAAAAAGCTCTAGGTATTGCACTTTACAGAAATATAACCACAAATGATGTTTCATTCAATAATAATAGAATTGAAGGAAACACTATTATCACTAATGGTGGAAATAATGTATTAAGACTTACTAAGGGTGAAGGAAATATAATAAGAAACAATAATATTGTAATTGATGCTACTCTAGAACCTAAAAACTTATTGGCTATAACATCTTGCAATAATACCATTATTGAAAACAACGTATTTAGGGTTAAATCTAATCTTACGGAGCAAGGATATATTCCATGTATAGCTTTAATTAGTTGTGAAACAGTATTCGTTAATAACAACATGGCATACTCCCCAGCCGGATTTGGTAATAACTGTGTAGTGGCACTTGTTTCGCAAAGTGAAAGCACAGATATTAAAATGACATTTAATAAAATTTTAAAAAGCACTGCAACTGGGTTTGTGGCAAGAATGGCATTGAATTATTCCCCTGATTATGCTAAAAGTAACTGTGAAAATAGCTTATCGCCTAGAGCTGTTTTAACAACATCCACAGGTACTTTAACATATACTGTGACAGCTAATGGGTGCGTCGGCGAAAATAATATGGTAATTGTACAGCCAATGAATCCTGCCGCTTATGTGGCTTGTACTACAGGCATGACAATTACACCTATAGAAGACGCTATTACTATAACATTTGCTAATGACCCGGGAGTTGCAAACTTTGTAGTTGAGTGGTAAATAAGGATGATATGACGAGGGTGAGCGAGAAATCGCTTGCCCTTTCTACTATTCAATCTGTCTGACTTGTTGACGCGATTGTGGGGGGAAGGGGTGAATTGTTTGAATTGTGTGGGAATTGTATTAGGTAATCAC